ATACCTGCATTTACCCACCTCATTCCTCTGCGAAAAAGTTTGTGACAAATTTACCGACCGCACCCAGTACACCGCACAGCAACATCAGTTTTGGGTGGTCAAGGTTTAACCCGGCAACGAATAAAGATGCAGCGGCAATGCTGTCACCCAAAACCCTGAAACGCTTGGGAGTGGGTTTGAAATATCCTTTAAGTTTCATCTTCCTTGTCCTCGGTAGGGTTTTGCTGACTTGTGCTTGTTCGCTGACTTCGTGTGTCTGCCCAATCTCTTTTTTGGTTTGGGTGTCCATTTGCTTATCTCCTTACTTTTTGCCATTTTTGAAAAACTTGTAAATGCCTATGCAAGACAGCACGAGTGCTGCGGTAAACGAAAGGAATTGAATAATGGGCAGCAACTTTGCCGCAGCCCCTGCCAACCACAATAACCAACTACCCACTATTGTTTCATTCATATTTTTCACGGGAAGGGAGGTGTTATTACATCAAATTCAATCGGCTCACCAAAAACAGGCAGCAAACTTTCATCATAAACAATAAACCAAAATTGTGGTATGTTCATTGATGCAAATGAATACTCAACCCAGTTTTGTGTAACATCATCAGGTGCAACGGGTATTCCATAAAAAGCATCACACGCTTCACGTGCTGTGATTGCTTCATCTTCTGTATTATATTTATATCCAAGCATCAGTAAATTGTATAATAATTATTTACATCGATTTCAATTGCATCTAAATTGGCCGACAAATTATTTTGCCAAAAAATATATTCAGAAACTTTGCCGTTTAATGCAAAAAGATTTCCATTTGTGCTATCAAATCTTGTCCCAAATGCCATATAGCCATTAGAATTACCAGATATGGTGTGATTAGCATTTACGTTATTTACTCCATTAAAATAAACATTAATAGTCGTAGTTGTATTAACAGCACTAATTAAATTTAAGTTTCCTTGTGTATTTGCATAATCACCAATAGAGCTTACATTTACATTATCTCGTGTTTGTTGTGTAATCAAATTTGTGTTGGTATAATAAAATCCAAAACCTATGCTACCTGATAAAATACCAGTAGAGAAAATTGGTTGGATTGCCCCTGTTGTGTCACGAGTACTAACGGCAAAGTGAGTGATATTGTTTACGGCAAAACCTTTTGTTGTATTAAACAAAAAATCATTGCTGCCGTCAAATCTTATGCTGGCTCTTGAATTTTCTGTGATTAAAGAACCGGATTGTATAATTTGCGGCTGCGAAGTTGCTGTTTCTTGTGTCACATTTCTGCCGTTACCACTCTGGTCATACCAAGTAGTGACAAATCCATTACCAGCACCAACAAATGTAGTCAATGCACTTTCATTTAAATTACCATTGATGTCAAATCCAATATCCTGCTCGGTGTTATCAGATGACCTACGCACTCGTATAGCATTGCCCGTGTATAATGTACGCAATTTTCTTACGCTATAAGCCGCAGCAGCCGAACCATAAGTATCAAGCAATGGAATTACCCCACCAATAACGGCAGTATATGGCTGAACACCTATGCCCCGCCTTATCATACGTTGTATGCTACGATGCTACCACTTGTCAGCGTGATGCTGCTGATGTACTTGCCCTCTTGTACGCTGATGAATGTGCCTTGCTTTAAGGTTACGCCAGTCAGTCCGATTGTGGTCATCAATGATGCACTATTCTCGTCAAGACAGGCAGAAACCACCGCATCGGCATTAACTACAAAACCTTGAAAACGGCCAGTGTTTGCGGATGTGTTGCTGATAACTTTGCAGCCAGTAAAGCCGCTCATAAATTCTAATGAAGTTGACATATTTTTATTCTATTGTTGGAAATGTTAAATTGTTATTAGGTGTATCGCAATAATCACGGAGATTAGAGCAGTGAAATTCTATTACACAAGCCACACCAGAAACGATGTCGGTTTGTGCATCATAAAACGGAGTGATGCTGTCGGCTATTACCCACGTTCCTGCAATGTTGCCACGATAAACATAACGTAGCATCGAGTAAATATCAAGCATGACTGTATGCATATCGCTGATACGTTCCACCGCATCGGTAAAATCTTCCCGGTGGCGGTCAGCAATAGCAACGGCAAACCGATAAATCACCTTGTCAACGGTCACTTGCGAGCCGTCAGGAAAAATCCGCATCAACGGATAAAGCTGCTCACCGTTTGTGTTGATGTTTGGCTCAACATTAACGATTGTTGCCTTTATCTGCTTGTGATTTTGCCCTGCTCTTGTCAGTGCTGCCAGTAGTTGGTTTATCGTTACCACTTAAAAATAGCTTTAATTTGTTTTCGTTCTTAATACGTACTTTGTTCATCTAAAAAAACCACGTAAAAATTTATATTCCTCATCCTCGCCCAGCATAAAACCGCCAAAAATGACTTGCTCTTGTGGGTTAATCGTGTCCAATCCCGGTGCAGGTGTCCTATATTCAGGGAATAAATCCATGTTTTCACACAAATACAACCGCATTCTTTCGGCATAATACTCGGCTTTTTGCTGATAACGCTGCTCAATCATGCGTAACTGGTCAACATCAATGGCATTTGCGTTCTCTGCACCCCGTGTAGCTACCGATTTATTCATCATTTTGAACGTCATGGGCAGGATGCTATCGGTAATTACGTAGTGATACAGGCAAGGTGCGATGTATTTGTTTACCAAAGTCAGGTAATTACCCGCCAATCCTGCCCCGTTTATGTCGTCACAAAGTTTATCGTAAAGGGTTGAGCCGATTATATCCCGAATATAAATGTCTTGGGCGGTACGCATGGCTGTTTGTAGCAGCTTGCTGTCCACGTTTTCGTCAATCGGGGTGTTTTTCTTAACGTCCTGCTCTGATATGAAATATGCAAATGTTGCCATTATGATTTTCTCCTTACTACTTTTTGCGACCACTCATGCCGACAATGCGGAATGTGCAATGGTGGCTCACTATTTGGAACAGTGTACCAACCACCACGACGAAGCCATGCGTTGTAACCTACTATGCCGCTTATTTGGTCTATTTCTGCACGGGTGTATAGCTTTTTCAAGTCGGTCATTTTGATACAGAACTCACGCGACTTTCCACCTGGTTGCAAAGGCAGTGCATCAGGGCTTAAATCGTATTTGTAACGCACCTCTATTTTGGGCAATCCCTCGTCTTGAATGTCTGCCCTCCCAATGTCGGTGATTTTGATTGCGTTGTTTGTCCAGTTCAGCTTGCCGTCGGATTGCAGTTTTTTCAGGATTTCGATTACCTCTGGTTCATCCAATTTTACGGCATCAGCAATGTTTTTCACCGTGGCTTTTTCATCAGCCGTAACCACCGCAAGGACTTTTTTCTCTTTTGTGTCAAGGGCAAACAACATTGGCACGTCTTCAAACTCATCAGCACTCATACCGAACTTGGAAAATACCTCGATGTCGCTGTCTTTCCATGTTTCACATTCACATTTCATTTTTACTGCTGTAAATGTGGTAGGCTCAGGTGCTTCACTTGGGGTATTTGCCAGCACATCACCGCCCTCGATAGGTGGCAATCCTGCCAATGCACGTTTTTCATTTACGGTCATGTTTGCCAGCACGTTATTTGCTACCAATGGCGACAAACTGTTGATATTGTCAATGGTTTTCTGCGCTGCATCAATAACTTTTTGCTCACTTTCACCCAATCCTAACTGCTCACGGGCTTCATCTACGGTGGCAATTCCTGCACCATACAAAGCCACGTAATCAATAGCTAAAAACTCGCTGTCTTTGGTGCTGATTTGGATGCCGGGATAAACGGTTTCAAGGGTATTTTCAAGGCACGTTTCAATCTTTTCCTGCCTGCGGTTGATGTAGCTTTTATGCAGCAACTCATACGCCTGTATCATTTCGTTACGCTGCCCCAATGCACCCTCAGTTGCGTAGCCCAATAAAATCTTGGGGAAGTTATGACCGACGAAAATCTCATCCTGCACCGTTTCATTCAACTGCAAAAACTGCTTATCCATTTCGCTCGGTTGCAGGTGATTAATGGTGGCCTCTTTCTCGTTCATTTCATTGAACTGAATTAGCACACCACCTGCGTTGTCCGTGCCGGTTGTTTTGGCTTTGAACTTACGCTCAAATTCGTAGGCGATTTCCTGCGATGGCTGCCCTTTAAACAACTGTACCAACGTACCGTTTGAAAACCCGTTGCGGATGTTGTTGTTGTGGAAGTTTGCTATCTCAACATCAATTTCAATATACTGCAAACAATGCTGGTAAGGTGGCAGGGGGTAAACACCCAATCCCGGTGCGTATTCACGGAAGTAAAACAACTGCACCTCCATTGGCTGTGCCTTTTTGGGGTTGAAAGGGCGGTAATGCTTCATGTCCTCATGCTTCGCCTTTTTCCAATCCTCTGCGTACATATACAAGTCGTGGTCAAGTGTACGAACCTTGCTAAAATCAACGTGGTATAAAGCAGCTAATTGTCCCAATTTGTTGTAATGCACCTCGTATGCAAAGCCGTTGAACAACTCGTAATCAAGTGCCAGTTTATTTTTGAACTCCTGCACACCCTCGTAAGGGTTCACGTAATCAATTATTTTGACAGCGTTGGGGTTGCCCTCCACAATCGTTTCTTCACCTGCTACAAATCGTGCCTTTTGGCGTACGATTGCACCATGTTTTGGCGAACGGTTGTAAAATTCCAATAAGTGCTGCGGGAAATCGTTGGCTTCCCCAAAATACATTATGCCTTTATTCTTGTTTTCCTTGAATACGGGCAACTTGCTTTCGGCAAAATTTATGCGTAAAAGTTCAA